ATATGAACTAATTACACCACATAAATTAAGAAGTAGTGGAATTACATATCACTTATCAAAAGGATTAAGTGAGATGGAGGTCAGGAGAATATCAGGACATGCAAATGGATCTGAAGCATTTTACAGATATGTAAGACATAGTGATACAGAGTCTTTGAAGAAACAAGAAATTAACCACAAGTTGTTAATAAAAACTTAACATATTTTAACACTACAATCGTTCATATGTTAATATTTTTTTTAACTTCGAGGGAAACTACCACGACATGAAACAATCACCTAAAAGATGGTCAGATTTGACTACGAAAATAATGAGATTATTCATGATCGTAAGAGGTTTTCTCTTAGGGACTTCAAACTTTTCTTGCTCACACATCACGAAGATATATGCATGGAGCGAAGAATAAAGGAATGGATATTTGACTGGGAATCTATCTTGTTTCACGCAAGAAAATATTATATAGTAAACTTTTATTTAAATAATTTAATCAAAAATAACGATGGGAAAACTGAAACGAAAACTCAAAAAAACAACAATTGGTAGAGGCATACAAATTGTGCCATGGGTCGAAAGACTTAATTACTTCAACGACTACTTCAGGGTTGAAGGTTATTCATTAAACACAGAGATAATAGACATGAACGATAGTATTATCGTCATGAAGGGTATTGTATTAGATCCTGATAAAAATCCTGTGGCTGATGGAGTCGCTCATAAAAAAACTAATGAGCCATTTTCATTTCAAAAATGTCAGTCCGGTGCACTTAACAGAGCCTTATTTATTTTAGGTATAGTAGATAGTGGAGAGGATACAATAATGGATGAAGATGAAGCAAAAGAACTACAACAAGTAAAGCAACAGGATAGTATCAACGTGTATCAAAACATGGTAGATCATATTCCTATAGACTATACAGTTGTTGAGAAAAGAATTCCTGCTAATAAAGGATTACTTACAAGCGAACAGTTAAAGAATTTAAAATCTTTAATCAACGCTGAAAAATCAAAAAAGGCCACTAAACAGGCTATTAAGTAAACATTTAGGGAGGGTTTAACCAACAACAAAAAGTAAAAGCAACCGCTCTTTACTGCCCTCCCTTTTTTTAATTTATCGAGATGGATAGAGGAGTAAAAACGGAAAAAAAATCAAATAGAATTACATTCAGACTAACACCAAGTGAGGTACAAAACCTTAATGATATGTGTATGAATCAAGATATGAATGTATCTCAGTTAATTAGAACTGCATTAAAACAAACCTATAGTATATGAAAATTCAAAGAATACCAACAGCAAGTCTCACTTATGAAGAGTGGGTAGAATTAAGAAAGTCTTTAGTTTATAAAGGAATGGTAGGAGGATCTGATGCCTCTACTTTATTAGGCTTAAATCCATGGACATCTAAAATTACTAGATGGAATCAATCTGTTGGTACAGCCAACATTAAAAATATAGACAACGAGGTTATGTTTCATGGTCGTTTGTTAGAAGATTATGTTGCTGATCTTTGGCAATATTGGACAGGAGATCCAATCGAAATGATAAATAATTATCAGGGTAAAATAAAACTAAGAAAAAGCATAAGAAGAAATTCAATTTTTATAAACCCTAAATACCCTTTTCTGTTTGCGAACATTGACAGACAAATTACTAAGCATGATGAACTATCCGGAAAAGGTGTATTAGAAATAAAAACTATTTCAGGATATAATGCAGATAAATGGGAAGGTGGAATACCTCCATATTACATAGCACAAATACAATTATATATGCTTGTACTAGGGTATGAGTATGGCCAGTTTGCTTTTTTAAAAGATGGTAGGCATATGGATGTTTTTACTGTTGAAGCAAATCCTAATATCCAAGAGACAATACTTGAAGAGGCTGAGAGATTTTACCTTAGCGTTCAAGAAGCAAGAAACATAATTGATATTGAAGGAGAAACAATCAATATGAATGAAAGGTACAGATTAGTATCTCACCTAGAGCCTGATGTTGAAGATGAATACAAAGTTGATTTAGATCAATTTTTATCTGAAAAACATAAAGCAATGGTTGACAGGGTTAAGATTGATTCAGATGAAGAACTTTTAAATCTTACTAGAAAATATGTTGAAAGTAGAGACAAAGAAAAATATGCTAAATCTAGTAAGCAATTAGCAATGCAACAGATCAAACAAATACTTATACATAGAGGTGCACAAGAAGTTGATTTTGGTGAATCTGGTAAAATAGTATGGGGCAAGACATTCAACGTAAGGTTTAAAGAAGTAGAAAAAGTAAATTTTTAAAATGGAATTAAAAGATATTAAAAAAGGTATTACAAGAAACCTGGCAGTAAAAAATCCTCATACGCTAGAAGTTAATGCAGTAATAGAAGGTAACTCATATTTTGGTACTTGCATTTTTGTAGGAGTATCAAGGTTGTATAATTTTTCTATAGAGGAAATAACAAATTTTTTATCAGAAGATAAGGAACATGTCGAGTTTTTAGAAGAAAAGTTTTTATCAATACTCGGAGATTATTTTAATACAAAAGATCCAAGCACTACTACCAAGGGCTTTTTCACAAAAACTAATTTGATTTTAAATCATATCAGAATAGAACACAGTAAAACTATTTCTCTTGCAGAAATTATTAAAGAAAAAATTAAATGAATATAGAAGTATTAGGACAAATAAAATATATATCAGAAGTTAAAACAATCAAAGGAGAGGCTTCACATAAGTTTGTGAGTATTTGGTTAAAGACCCTTGAAGACTCTTATATTGCTATTAATGCATGGGATGATCATATAAAACAGTTAGATGGCCTGAAGGTTGGAGAGATCGCAACATTAAATTGTAGGCTTGAGTCACATAGAAATAAGAAAAACCCTGCATTGTTTTACCATAAAATATTGTTAACGTGATAAGATCAACAACTATAATATATGATGTATTAAGAAGACAAGACATGTCTCCTGTGGCTTATATGTTATGTGATCTTATATATAAGTACACATCTCATGATGGTTATTGTGATGTTACTTTATCTGATTTAGCACAACAGTTAAACTCTTCCTCTAGGACTATGAGTAGATATATTTCTGAATTATCGGAGAAAGATTTAATAGAAAATATAGGCACTAAGGCTCACCCAAAGTTTAGGACTACCCCCCTTTGGTTTAAAATCGCTGTGTCAGATAATAAAAATGATGATAGTGTTTCGCTTCAGTATCAAGAGGTATGTGCTGAAGTTATAAATTATATCAATGAAAGGTACGGAAACAAGTACATACCGAGAACATATGAAAAGAGATTTAAAAGCATCTTGTCAAAAAAGTTTAACGGAAAACCAATTACAGGATCCACTATGGTTAAAGTATTTATGTGGTGTAAAGACAATTGGAGTCAAAAGTATCAATCCTCAGTTACTCCTGAGGTCATATTTGGCAAGAAGTTTATAGAGAAATACCTAATACAATATACAGAGTGGGAGACAATGAGTAAGGTCACCCCCAATAGAAAGAATATAGCAATAATATGACAGACAATTTATCTAAACTGCAAGCACTTGGTATTAACGTCAAGAGTAATACAGGCACTGAGCCTCAAAAAACCACTTGTCCAAAGTGTTCTCATACTAGGAGAAAAAACAAAAATGAAAAATGTTTAAGGGTATGGGTAGAAACAGGAACTTATTATTGCCATCATTGTGGAGACAACGGATCTGTAGCAGAATATGAGACAGAATATGAAATTCCTACCGTTAGATCATTACCAATATCAGACAAAATAATTAATTTCTTCAAAGAAAGAGGTATTAATGAAGATACAATAGGTTACTATGGTGTTACTGAAGGCACAGAGTATATGCCTCAGGTACAGTCTGAGAGGGCTGTTATTCAATTTAATTATATTAGGAAGGGTAGAAGGGTTAATATAAAATTTAGAGACGCTGAGAAGAACTTTAAATTAAATAAAGGATCTGAACTTATTATGTATGGTTTAGATGTTATAAAAGATTCTACATGGTGTATTATAACTGAAGGTGAATTTGATGCCATGGCTTTTTATGAAGCAGGATTACAGCAAGACCGACTTATGTTTGCTTGTTCTGTACCTAATGGAGCATCAACAGGAAATCAAAACCTTACATATTTAGACAACAGTATAAATGAATTTGAAAATAAAGAAAAAATATATTTAGCATTGGACAACGATGCACCAGGAATTAAATTAAGAGATGAGTTATCGAGAAGAATTGGCAAGGATAGAATTTGGTTAGTAAATTTTCCGGAAGGATGTAAGGATGCCAATGATGTTTTACTTAAGCATGGATCAGAAGTATTAGTCAAATGTATTGATTCAGCAAAACCTTTTCCACTAGAAGGTGTAAGTAAAGCATCAGATTCTCGTAAAGAAATACATAATTTATATAATTATGGAATGCCTCAGGGAGATACTATAGGTTACAACAATTTTGATAAACTTATGTCTTGGAGGCCATCAGAATTTACATTAGTAACAGGTGTTCCTGGTCATGGTAAATCTAGTTTTGTTGATCAAGTAGTTATTGAATTAGCAAAACAAGGATGGAAGTTTGGAGTGTTTTCTGCTGAAAAACAACCTATTAAAGTTCATGTTGCTGAATTAATTGAAAAGTATGCCGGTAAAAAGTTTGGTAGGGGATCTGTAGATAGTTTACAACCTGAAGAATTAGATCCGGCTATAGACTTTATTAATAAACATTTCTTTTTTATAAACTTAAAAGACAATGATTTAACAGTAGAAGGAATACTTAATAAAGGAAAAGAATTAGTAAAGAAAATGGGAATCAATTGTTTAATTATAGACAATTGGGCTTTTGTTGAACATAAGATTGAAAGAGGTATGAATGAGCATCAATATACCGGACTTCAATTATCAAAGATTAAAATATTTAAAGAAGCGTATGACTGTGGAGTTATGTTAGTAGCACATCCACAGAAATTAAAGAAAGAGAATGGGAAGGTAGAGGTCGCTTCAGGTTACAGCGTAAGTGGCTCTTCCCACTTCTTTAATAAAGTAGATAATGGAATTACTGTATATCGAGATTTTGAAAAGGAATTAGTCGAGGTACATGTTTGGAAGGTACGATGGAGATTCACAGGAAAAACCGGTATGCAGGAATTCAAATATAATTTAGACACAACTTGTTATACAGAATATAATAATGGCGAAATCGAGA